CATGACGGATCATTCGAGGCCGCTGCCGAGAACCGCGCCGCCTATTGCGAGGACATGACGATGGAAGAAGATCTGGAAACCGAAGTCCGCGGTCTCGCGGAATCCGTGAAGGAAACCCATACCGCCCTCAAGAAGTCGTTTGAGGAATTCAAGGCCAGCCAGGAGGCGGCCGCGAAGGAATGGGCGAAGCGCGGCGAGATCGATCCGCTGCTCGCGACGCTGCGCGAGAAAATCGCGGCCGATATGGTCGCGATGCAGGAGAAGATCGATCAGCAGATCGTGGCGCTCAATCGCCCGCGCCTCGATACCGACGGCTACAGCGAGAAGGACAAGGAATTCCGCAATGCGCGCGTATTCTTCACCGACGTCGCCGTGAAGCATCGCCGCATCGAATCGGGCGAGGAGCTGAAGGACAGCGAGATCAATCTCGATGCCTATCGCGCCTACAAGAAAGTTTTCCTGAAGCTGGTGCGGCGCGGCGATGACCGCAAGCTGACTGCCGATGAGATCAAGAGCCTGTCGGTCGGCTCCGATCCGGATGGCGGCTATACCGTCTATCCGGAACTCTCGAATCGCATCATCGAGCGGCAATTCGAATCGAGCCCGATGCGGCAGGTCGCGATGGTGGAAACCATCTCCAGCCAATCGCTCGAGATCATCGAGGATCCGAACGAATTCTCTGCGGCCCGCACCGCCGAGACCGTATCCGCCGGCGAGACCAATACGCCGAAGCTCGGCAAGCGCGAGATCGTGGCCTATATCATGGAGGCCCGGCCGCGCGCCTCGCAGACGCTGCTCGATGATTCGAGCGTCGATATCGAGGCCTGGATCGCCCGGAAGGTCGCGAATAAATTCGGCCGCATCGAGGCGAATGAATTCGTGGTCGGCGATGGCATCGGCAAGGCCCGGGGCCTGACCACCTACACCGCTGGGATGACCTGGGGCACGATCGAGCAGATCAATTCCGGCGCGAATGGCTCGGCGACTTATGCCGAGCTGGCCACGATCTCGACCTCGCTCAAGGAGATGTTTTATCCGAATGCGAATTGGCTGCTGCATCGGACCCTGATCGGGCTGATCCTGGGCCTGACAGCCAGCGCATCGCCGCTCTGGATCCCCTCGATGGCGGTCGGCCAGCCCTCGACGCTGCTCGGCTATCCGGTGCGCTTCGCGCAGGATTTCGCGACGCCCACCACCGGCTCGCTGAGCGGCGCCTTCGGCGATTTCCGCGCGGGCTATACCTGGGTCGATCGGCTCGGCATCCGGATCCAGCCGGATCCGTATACCGCCAAGCCGTTTGTCGAATTCTATACGACCAAGCGCTCGGGCGGAGCGGTCGTGGATTTCGACGCGATCAAGGTGATCAAACTGAGTGCATAGCGGTCTCGCTCTGCGAGATCCCTGACTGAAAGGAGAAAATCCATGCGCGATCTGCATGACAATATCAATCCCACCAAGCCGGATGTCGTGACCGTGACCGACACGACCGCGGTCGTATCGGGCATCGTCGACACCCAGGGCTTTGACGCCCTGGAATTCGTCATCGCCGCTGGCACCCTCGCGGACGTCGATGCGACCTTCACCGTGCTGGTCGAAGACGGCGCGGCCTCGAATCTCTCCGATGCCGCGGCGGTGGCCGATGCCTATCTGCTTGGCACCGAGGCGCTTGCCGGCTTCACCTTCGCGGAGGATCAGAAGACGCGAAAGGTCGGCTATATCGGCCCGAAGCGCTACGTGCGCTGCACCGTGACGCCGGTGGCAAATACCGGCTCGGCGCCGATCGCGATCGTGCCGATCCTGGGCCGCCCGAGCCACGCGCCGACCGCGAATCCGCCTGCCTGATTCGTAGCCCTAAGTGGATGGGGTATTTCCCCCGCCGGAATTTTCTCACTCTCCCGCCGGCGGGGCCTTTTTTTCGAGGAGGCAGCGAAATGAAACGGGTCAGGATTACGCGGGCAGTGCCGCTGCTTATCGATGGAAAACCGATCCACGCGAAGCCGGGCGATCGCCATACGGTCGAGGACGACATCGCTGAATCGTTGATTCGCGGCGGCGATGCCGAGATCGAGCGGGGCGCGGAGCCGGCGGCCGAGGAGCCGGCGGATCAAGCGCCGCGCAAGCCAGGCAAAATCCGCATGAAGGATATGGGCCAGGCGCCGCACAATAAGGGCCGCAAATGAGCTCGCCGCTCGCGCGGCTCAAAAAGCGCGAGCTCGCCGGCCGGATCGTCGCGCTCGAGCGATCGACCGAGCCGGACAATAGCCCGCTGCTCTCCGTCGCCAAGGAAAATCTTCGCATCGAAACGACCGCCCAGGACGCGCTCCTGCAGCGGCTGATCAATGCGGCGGTGCGCTATGTGGAAATGATCTCGCGGAAATCGCTGCTCGATCAGGGGCGGCGATTGACGCTCGATAATTTCCCGGCCGAGGAATTCGTCCAGCTCTATGCCCCGCCGGTAAAGGCGGTGACCAGCTTCACGACCTATGACGAAAACGATGTGCCGGACGCCACATTCGCCGATTACACCCTCGATCTGCGCGGTTCCCGCATCCTGCTGAAGTATGGATTTCAATGGCCGGTGAATCTCCGCAGCGCCTCGGCGGTGGTGATCGTCTATACCACCGGCCATGGGACGACCGCCGCGGCGCTCCCGCAGACCCTGCTCGAGGCCGTGCTAATGCTGGTCGCGCATTGGTATCAGAATCCCTCGGCGGTCGGCTGCGATGTCGGGCCGGAGCTTGCACATAGCGTCGAGGCCCTGATCGGGATCGAGCGGGATTGGCGGCTATGACGCAATGCGTGCGGGTCGGCGGCCGGCGGCGGATCGTCTGCGCCGGGGATCTCAATAAGCGTATCACCATCGAGAATCGGGCGATCGTGCCGCCGGTCTCAGGCAGCGTCGATTTCACCGAATCCTTTTCAAGCCCGATCGATCGCTTCGCCGCGATTCAGACGACCAAGGGCAAGACCATTTTCGATGGGGTGAATCAGCGCGATCGGGAGGTGAGCCACGAAATCTTCATGCGCTATGAATCGGGCATCACCTCCGAATCCTGGATCCGCTATCAGGGCCGGCGGCTCGATATCATCGAAGTCGAGGATCTCGATGAGCGCCATGAATTCCTGCGGATTTTGTGCACCGATAAGCTCGCCAGCACGGTATGAGCCGCCATGATCGAGATCAAGGCCGACCCCACCAATTACCGTGTGCTTCTGATCAAATTCGATCAGGCGCTGCAATTCTCCGAGCGCGCCATTCGCCAGGGATTCTTTCGGCTGGGCCGCGATCTCAAGGCCAGCGCCGATCGCGAGATCCTGCGCCGGCCGAAGGGCGGGCGCGTCTATCTGATCCGCGGCCCCGGGGGCCGGCGCCGCCGGCATATCGCCTCGGCGCCGGGCGAGACCCATGCGAATTTCTCGGGCCGGCTACGCCGCTCGATCGGCTGGGAGGTGCGCGGCGCCCAGGAGCTCGAATTCGGCTATGGCGCCGGGCCCGAGGCCGGGGCGGTGCCGCGCTATGGGATATTTCTGGAATTCGGCACCCGCCGCATGGAGCCGCGGCCATCGCTGCGCAATGCCATCGGCGATATCGAGCGCAATGCCGAGGCGCATTTCGATCAGGCCCTGGCGCGGGAATTCGCATGAGGGCCGCCGATATCGTCCAGCAACTCGCCGGCGCGCTGCCGCGATTCTCGGATCGATTCACGACCAATATCGCGATTTCTGGCTTGAGCCAATCGGCCGGAATCGCGACCGCCAGCGCCACCGCCCATGGATTGAGCGCCGGCAAGCAGGTGAATATTCAAGGCGCCAAGACCCCGATCGCGATCTCGAGCCTTACCCGATCCGGCACCATTGGATCGCTGACGCTCCTGAGCGCTCACGATCTCACCTATGGATTCCAGGATCATGTGGAGATCTCCGGCGCCGCCGAGGCGGAATTCAACGGCAGCTTCGGCCTGCTTTCGGTGCCGTCCCGATATACCGCGACCTTTTCGATGCCGGCGGCGGGCGCCACGATTGCAACCGGCTCGCCGCTGCTGCTCAACGGCGCGAATTATCTGAATGCCTACAATGGCCTCAAGGCGGTGCTCGCCGCGCCGACGGCCGACAGCTTCACCTTCGCGGTGCCGGCCGGGCTTTATTCGCCGGCGAGCGGAAGCATCAGCGGCCGGAGCCTGCCGCGCATTTCGGCGATCTTGAGCGAGGATCTGATCCCGGATGCCTATACCGCGCAGCCGGTCGGGGCGATCTGGGCATTCGTCGTGCTGAATGATGTCGTCGCCAGCAAGAGCCGCCAGACCGAGACCGATGCGAGCTCGAATATCCAGCGCGGCGAACATTTCCGCATTCAGATCATCCAGCCGTTTACGATCTATGTCGTGATTCCCACCGCCCAGGGGAATGCGGCGCGCTCGGCGCGCGATCTCTGCGAGGAAATGCTGCGGCCGATCTGCCAGGCGATCCTCATGAAAAAATTCGATTCGCTGCTCGCGCTCGGCGCGAAAAATCCGGTGCAATTCACCGGCCATGGCTTCGCGGCCTACAATCGCGCCTATTATGTCCACGCCTACAAATTCGAGCAGCTGGCGGACATGTGCTTCGCGGATACCGTCGGCTACGATGACGATGTGGCATTCCGTGACATCGGCCTGATCATGGAGAATAATCTCGGGACCGGGATCATTCAGACGGCGACCATCAATCTCGACGGGGGATAGCGCCATGGAAATAGGCAAGCTCAGGATCAAAAAGCCGCTTGGCATCTATCGGGCCGGGCAGGAGATCGAGATCATGCTCG